AAACCTATTAAGATTAATCGTGTTGAATATATATATAGAAGAAGTAGTAAGGATGTACTAGACCTCTATGACATGGAAACATATAAGAAAGCACTTGAAGATGCTTCTGTTCAACCATTAAAAGTTGGAACATATGAGATTAATGAACGCGGAGAGAAAGTTTTAAAATTAATAGCATAATGAAATGATAGTTTTCGTCTTTTGTTTAAATAACTATATTAATAATATACTTATTTAATTATTTTTTTGTAATAAATTTATTATCATATCTAATTTTGAATTTAATGTTTTTACTTCTGATTGTAACTCTTTTATTTTATCTTCATTAGTGACGTTATTAATTTCTTCAAAAGTTAAAGATATATTATTATCAAATTCTATTTCTGGTTGTTTTAATTTTTTTAGTTTTTTAAATAAGTTTTCTTCTAATTCTGAATCAGATGTTTCTGTATTATTTCCCCATGTAACATTTTTTTTTGTAGGAGATTGTTGTACACTATCCACATTTAAATATCTAAATCTGCTTTCATTTATAGGTTGGATTTCTTTAGTTATTTTTTCAGACTTAATTGAGGTTTCTTGTGGTTTTAACCAACTATCATCGACAACACTATTTTTTGTTATTTGTTCGACATCATAATTTCTTTTGGCTGTCATGTCTTTTATAATTTTATCCATCTCTCCAATTGGTTTATCATCATATTTATCTAAAAAATTTGGAGCTGGTGGTGCCTTTACAGCCATTATATTTTCAAACTCTTCTTGACGTTTATTTAAATCTTTATCGAATTGAGATTTACGTTCATTTTGTAATTCTTCAGCTGTAATAAATTCTTTTGTAGGTGGTTCATCTAATATTTTTATTTTATTAGGCATTTGTTGAGTATATGTTTTTTTAATATGATTTAAAATGAGCATAATATATCTTTTATTGATATCAACTAAGTTATTTGTTTTTGTTTTTTCTGTTTCAAAAAAGCCTTTAACATTATTTGAAAATAATTGAGCCACTTTACTTTGAATGTCTCTCGAAAGAAACTTAAAAATATCCTCATCGCTAATAACATCCCAAAGTGTGGTAAGATTTTCTTTAGTTAAAAAGTTATTGATATTCATTAAATATATAATTATAAAACGTTATTTTTATATATTTTTTACGTGTTATAATGAATCATTAAAATAAACATGTCTAAATTTATTCATGTATTCATCTTTTAATATATGTGTTTTTAAGTAGTGTTCTGTCATTTTGTCTTCAAGCATATGAACAATAAAATACAGTGAATAAATACCACACTCGGTGTTTCCATATTGATGTTCAATACCTTCATTACTATCGAATTTAAAATTTATTTTTTTCTTTAAATTTAATCCTTGTTCTTTAATACGATCAACAAGTGCCATTATTTGAGGCATAGGTTTATCTCCAGTGCTATCAAAGAAAAAAATCTTCTTTTTCTTTATATTAATAAACATTGAAATCCAGTGTTGACCAGGCTTATTATGAGGATCTGTATTAAAAATAATTCCTATTTTTGTTTTCCCATTTTTAATTTGGTCTTTAAGGCTAAAATTGCAAAGTTCATCCCATACACATTCTCCGTATAATTTTCTTGTATCAAAATCAATTGGTGTTGGTCCTATAAAATCAAAACATTTATAGGCCTTTTCATATTGTTTCATCACATTCATAATATCAATACTTGATAACCATTCATTTGGATTTTTCTTCCATTCAGGAGGAGATTCTGGAGCAAATGAATCAGCCATATCACTTTGTAGCGGACCAAATTCTGCTTTTTGTTTTAACCAACAAGATTCTTTATTACAAACACTACTTAGTTTTTCAGTTATAAAACGATGAATTTCTTTTGGAGAATTTGATGTAATTTTAACATCAGGATGTCTTGCGTTCCATAAATCTCTTAATTTATAAAGTGACTTATTTGTATAACATGAAAAATTGTTAATCTCTCCTTTTGGTTTCGGACTACAATTAATTTTTTCAAGATTAACATTTTTACTGGTCTTATTATAATTATGGGTTTTAACATTTTTTTCTATTCCTTTTTTAATTCCTCCTCTTATTCCCTTCCTTGTGTTATTTTTCTTCGTCTGTCTTTTTTGTCTTTTTGTCTTCATAAATATTAGTGATATTATTCTTTTTTAAACCCTTAATTTTTAATTCTGGATCATTTAAATTAATATCCTTTTGTTTTGGTAATATTATTTTCTCTTTCTTTTTTGTGCTAATTCTTGTAACATATTTATCTAAAGTCGGAACATCTATTTTAATTGAACGCATTAATAACTTATCAGCTTCTACGACATTTCCAGAAACATCGTTAACATTACACCCTATTTCAGGAGGGAATTCCATATCTTTATATTCAGATTGTATAATATCATTATTATCAACTGTTTTAAAATATCTGATTGATTCAGTTAAAAAATTAGTATATGCGTACTTTACATCTGGTAACAAATCATCTGGACTATTTCCAGTTATAATTTCCTTAAATAAATTATAAATACGTTTTTTATAAAATTTAATTTCTTCTTTATTTTCCTTATTTTTTACATATTTATTAACAACACTCTTATTTAAAAGACAATCAATAGTTACTTGATTTACGTAGGATTGAGACATATATATTTTATTTTATTTAAATGAAATATAATTATTACGCATTATTTTTTTACCTTTTATTTATCAGAGATTTCATAGATTAACATGTTTGTTTTGTCATATCTCTCACTTGAACTCTTGTACTATTTAAAAATATTCCTGAGCCAACAGTTTTAGCATCAGGATTTGGATTGAATTGTGAAAAACTGTCAGTTTGAAATAATAATTGATGAGGATTTGGTTGAGTTGCAGTCTTAAACTTATAATCATATAAATCGCTACTACTATTTGGTACATAAACTGATTGACTACATTTTTGAAGAGCATAAACTTGGTTGCGCAATTCAGATTCTAAATTTATATTTGAAGCAAAACCCGACCATGGTGAAACAGTATTTCCTGGATTAAAAACCTTGTTAACATTATATGTTGGCATTTGTTCCATTGGCACACTAATTTCTTTTCTAGGATCGACAATAGGAAAATAAGAATATTTTGTCATTACAGGCCTTACGTCTAAATATGGTTGAAGCATTTGGGAAGGAATATTTCTATCATATATTCTTTTATTTGTTTCTTTATGTATATTTGAAACACATTCAGGAGTTTGACTATATGGGTTATTCATTTTATATAATTTATAAATATATTATTTTATATAAAACTGTATTTATTAAAACTCCGTTTATTCTATATTTTTGGCATAATTGAATTTTTGTATTCTGATAACAGTTTTTGCGAAACATCATTTAAATTTTTTATGTAATTTGTATAAATTTCAACCTTTTTAATTGCTCTTAAATATGATTTACAGTCTAATACATTTATGGTGTTACATAAATTACCCCATTCATAGTCAGTTTTTTTAGTCATCATATCATTAATTTGTTTACACATTTCTTCATCATTACCAGAGCATATATTAGATTTACAACTTGTTATACAATTATTTCTTAAATTCGACAATTTATTGATTTCCTCGGAAATTACAGATTCGTAATTTTTGAGTTTTATATTTCCTATTTCAGAGTTAATATTATTTAATTCTTCTTGAGTATCTGGTGTTCTAGATTTAAAAAAATCAAATAACCCACCTTTACGATTCTTGCTTGTTTTTATTTTTCTAACATTTCGTTTTCTGGTATTTTTCATATATAATATAAATTTATTTTATATATTAAATATATAATGATTTCGAAATCAAATTTACATGAAGCTCAAAGTAAATTTTTTAATTTATTTATTTATATATCATATGCGCTATTGTTTATTTCAGCATTAGGAATATCTCAAACGGCACCAAAATATCTTGATTCTATGGAATATTACATTAGAATATATATTTGTTTATTTTTAATGTGGCGTTTTAATCCGTTGAGAGAAAAATATGAATTTACAGACTTAGACAGAAAAATAGCATTTAGTGCTGGAGCATTTATCTTAACTACCACAGCATTAAATCAATATCTAGAACAATTAAAGGAAATAGCAAAAAAAATTATATAATAGATTAATTAATATTTTCTTTGCGTTTTATTTAGTTTATAATTTTTTATTTTCTTATTTCTAACAGTTTTATTTTTTTTTGTTTTATTAAAAAATTCTTGTAAATGTTTAATAATTTGTTTTCCAACAATTTTATCCATTTCATATTCCTTTGGTTGCTTATCAATACAATCGTACTTATATAACTTAATATGTTCAGTCATTAATTTGATAAAATTTTCATCATTATTAATTATTTTTTTACCAATTTCACTTTTAGAAAATTTGTCTAACATATATTCAAATTGTAAATCATAATAATAAGGTTTGACATTAATGTAATATATATTATCATTAGCCATTTCAGGATAAAAGGTATCATCTAGAAAACAAATTTCGGCATTAACTGGTAGTTTTGTACATTTAATAAAATCATTATATGTTTTATCATGTGTTGTTCTACAAACTTCAACAACTTTTCCATTTATTTTAAAAGCTGAAATAAGTTGGTCAAAAAGTTTATAATTTATTTTTTTGCTAAAATAATCTATTATATGATGCGCCCATTCCTTTGGTCCGCTATTATTTGTATATATCATCATTTTATGACAACATAATGACTGTTTTTTGTTCTTTAAGTAGTTTAAAATATTTATTATATTAGGTCTCAAAAATTCGGGAAATAA